TCCAGTCGAATTTAGAAGAGCCATAATAGTTATAAGACAGAAGATCTGGCCGCTCGAATCCTTCTTCAAGAGTAAACTGAAAAGTAGAATAGATGTCTCTCTTCGTTTTATCAGTAAAGTCGACTCGCGCCAAGATGTTCTTAGCAACGTTTCCATCATAGTCTACGACTGGAAATCGATCAAAATATCTTGCCATCTTAATTCCTCTTAGTTTAAAGCGTTTCTTATGGCGTCTGTTCCTTCGCCTATCGTTTTATCGATGTTGAAAGGTATCTCAGCCTTATTAAGGCCTTTTTGCAATTGATTTTTCAATGTTTCCCATGCTGCTCCAAGACGATCTCCTCCTTCTCTGCCATAGTCGCGAGCAGTTTGAATTTGAGTTTCAAGCATTGAAATTGAAACTTCGATAAACGCAGGATGACTTGTACCTTCGAAGAACGCAGGAATTCCTTGAGGAGAGTAGTTCAGTTCGATTGATTGAATTAAACACGGTTGGAATTTAATTAACTGCGCAGTTCCAGCAATTTTGAGTTCTGGTTGGCATAAGAATGGATAAGCAAGTGCTGCAGTACCTAAACTGCTATATGATGGTAGCGCATAAGCTTTCATGGCTTTGAGCAGATCCATCAACTGCTGGCTTTCTTTCTCATTTCGAGGAGCAAAAGTCCATTCGAATCGATGCGTACGAAGAGGAACACCGCTGAATAATGCTTGAATGTGAGGATTTGGAACTGCGCCGACTGCTTGACCTATCGTGCTACCGCCTATCTTTTCTGCTGCTTGTACTAATTGTCCATAAGCCAAAGCTGCCGCCGCATTTTTTAAGGCCTGAGTTCTACCTGCTCCATCTGAAGAAGCCAAATATAATTGAGCGGCATCTGCAATTCCGCCAGCGAGTCCTTGTGATTCTTGACCAACTTCAATATCAAAACTTTCTCTTATGCCTTTCGGTAAAGGAAGTGCGAATGCTTGTACAAAATCAAGCGTGGCTGCAGTTTGTGGAGAAGGCCGTTGATATTTTTTAAACTTAAATGCCATGTAATACTTGTCGCTGATATGATCAGGAAATTGTATTGTAGGCACATTATCAACATCAATTTTATTCGATGCTCTTTGAATAGCATCAACATATGTTTCGGCGTTAGGAGAAGCTCCTATAAAATTTCCGCTTTGAGGATTAAAGTTATTACGAATATCAGCACAAGAAGCACGTTTCATTTCACTTGTAAATGTTTGGAAATACTTGTCTTCGAGACCAGCAGTTAGAGAATCTCCGAATCTTGCAGAAAGCTCGGCAGCAAATCTATCAGAAAAACCTACCTTCTTTAACGCTTTGGAAAAAAGATCTTCGACAGCATTCTCGAGCTTATCTTCCAGCTTATTCGTAATATTTTTCAATGTTCTATTCAGAAGCCCACCGGCATCTTGCTTTAGACTGTCTAAGTTTACTAGTCGATTATCTCTTCCGGCCATGTTATCTCTCAAATTAAAAGGCTATCATCTTATTTATAAATAGATTTATGGCTTACAAGGGAAAGTTTCGACCAAAGAATACTAAAAAGTATATCGGAGACTCGAACAATATCGTATATCGTAGTCGATGGGAATTAAAGTTCATGATGTACTTAGATTCGCATCCTAATGTCGTGCAGTGGGGGAGCGAAGAGTTAGTCATTCCCTATCGCTCGCCGATTGATAATCGAGTTCATCGATACTTTCCAGACTTCATTGTCAAGAAGAAATCACCAGAAGGTAAAATCGATACTGTGGTGGTTGAAATAAAACCTCATGCGCAGACGCGGCCTCCGGTAGTGATAAATAAGCCTAGTAAGCGTTATATTAATGAAGTCATGACATGGGGTGTCAACGAAGCCAAGTGGAGAGCTGCAGCAGTATACTGCAACGACCGTGGTTGGAAGTTCGACATACTTACAGAAAAAGAACTAGGAATTAAGTTTTAATGGCAATCGTATTTGATACCATCATCACACAAGGTGTTCGTTCAGGACAAATTCCTGCGCGTACGAACTCTGCGCGCGAGTGGTTCAGAGACACTGCTGGTAAAATAAATCGTATCAATGAGCGTGAGATGATGAAAGGTGATGTGAGTCGTATGACTACTCAACCTTTGCTCGGTTCGATGTATATGTTTTACTACGATCCGAAACACAAAGAAGAGTTACCATATTATGATAGATTTCCTTTGATCTTTCCATATAAGAAAGTCAAAGGTGGATTTATGGGACTCAACCTACACTATCTGCCGTTGCAACTCAGAGCGAAGTTGATGGACGGTTTATATGACTTTGCAAACAACACTCGTTATGACGAGTCGACTCGCCTGAAACTCAGCTATCAACTCATGACTCAGGCAGCAAAGCTAAGATGGTATGCTCCGTGCATTAAGCATTATTTGACTTCTCATGTGCAATCAAAGTTTATGTACGTCTATCCATCGGAATGGGATATCGCGCTCTTCTTACCAACAGAACGTTTCGTCAAAGCAAGAAAGAATCAAGTTTGGATGGACACAAAAAGAATGTTAGGAGTTACTAAGTAATGGCATCTCCAATAGTAACAGACACACGCTATAATCAAGAAATTCAAAGATCTGATCGAAGCGTAACGCAAGATGCAAGGTCAATAACTGAAACAACATCAGATAGTACCACTGTCCGCAGCGGCGGATCGAGAACTATTTTTGTCCCACCTAGTAGCACAACTAACGCAATATCTCCTAGTCAAGAAGTCAGCTCGGTTGTATCTTCTTTGTCAACTTCAGCAACGATTGGTGCTCCAACTAGACAACCATACGTTCCATCACCTGAGGAGGTTGCGCGACGGTTTACCGGCGTGCGCTTCAATGAAGAGGCGCGCTTGGCAATTGAGAATAGTCCCAGTTTGACTCCTGAACAGCGCTTCGGCGCTTCGGCAATTCTGGCTGCCGAAGAGCAAGCCAAATCAAGAGATGAAGAACTTAGCAAAGTTACGGCGGTACCGACTTTTGATTCAACGGGTGCTATTGCTGCGCCATTAACACCAACTTCGACTGCCAAATCAACCAATGAAGAAATTGATAATCGCGCTGCAGCATTTACTCTTTCTCCAGAAACTATGCGAGATATCAATGCAGCTTCCAAAGCAGAAAGCGCGAAGACTGAACTTGATAAGGGTATTAATACTAATACAGAACTAACTGAAGAAGATGGTACCGGCGGTCGTAGATTAAAAGCCAGAACTGTTGATTCAGCTTTCAGTACAGGCGAACGTACTAAAGGCACATTTAATATCGGTCGTTTCAGAGCAGAAGTTTCTGGTGCTGTCTTTGCTCCGATGTTATGGACAAGATCAAAATTTAGTGCTCAGAATCTCGACTCTCTTCTTACAATGAGATGCGATAACGTGGTTCTTCCTTCTGTAAATCTCTTGCAAGAGCAAAACATTCGAAGATATGGATTTGGTCCAGTCGAGAACGTTGCATATGGCGTTAACGTCGGAGATTTTACTCTGCAATTCATCGTCGATAAAGAGGCTTTAGTTGTAGAATACTTTGAAGAATGGTTAAATCGAATCGTCAATCGCGACTCTTTTGGTGGCGCGAATATGAATAATGATACTAATGGAAGAAAACCTTACGAGATCGCATATAAAGATACGTACTCGTGTCCGAATGTAAACGTATTCGTATATGACAGATCTCAGAATCAAGTCATGACATACAATATATATGACGTGTTTCCTACTGGAATCCAAAGCATGAATATGTCATGGAGCGAAGAAAACACTCTAATGAAGTTGAACATCACGTTCTCTTTTACCGATCTTCGAATCAATCGAATTCCACCGAAAACGAATAAAGATGATAAGTCGTTTAAAGATGAAATTATTGTAACAGGTAGAAGAAGAAATCCAGACGGAACTTTTGTTGCCGGCGGTGCCGGAAGTGCACTAACTACTTTAAATTCGCCATTGGGCAGAGCATTAGAACTGACGGATCTAACGAACGAAACTACGATTATAGGAGATTTCCCCGGCCGAATTCGCGGCTCTGTTCCTTCTATTATCGATCCAACCTTTGGCGGTTCAACACCATTGCCAGAAATACCGGCACAGACACTAAGAATCCTAACCGGTGAACCCAACTAACTATGTAAAGTGAGGAAATATAATGCCTTTACCAAAAATTGATCAACCACTCTTTGACGTGACGATCCCTTCTTCAAAGAAGAAAATTCTCTTTCGGCCATTTTTGGTGAAAGAAGAAAAGATTTTGCTGATCTCTCAACAAGGTGGAGAAGACACCGACGTGATCAGAGCCATTAAGCAGATCTTAAGATTGTGTGTGCAAGATGAAGACTTTAATGTCGATAAGCTTACGACATTCGATCTTGAATATTTGTTCTTAAAGCTTCGTGCGAAATCAGTCAATAACATCGTTAAGCTATCTTATCGTGATAACGAAGATGATAAGGTTTATGACTTTGAACTCAATCTTGATTCGATCGAAGTCGAAATGCCAGAAGGTGTCGATTCGACTATCAAACTATCGGATACTATTTCAATGGTCATGAAGTATCCGAGTGCGAGCATCACCGATAAGATCACACAATTTGACAACGAAGTCGATCTCATGACGTTCTTTATTATCAACTGTATCGATACAATTATGACAGAAGAAGAAATTTATCCTGCTTCTGAATACTCTGACAAAGAACTCGAAGAGTTTCTCGATCAGTTGCCAGTCAATTCTTTTGAAAAGATTCGCGAATTCTTTGAGAAGATGCCGAAACTATATCATAAAATCGAATATAAGAATGAACTTGGTAATGATAGGAGTATCGAGTTAACGAATCTCAAAGATTTTTTTATGTGGCGCTGAGTCACAACTCGCTTCAAAACTACTATAGTATGATCTTTGCTTTGGCTCAACATCACAAATATTCGATTACTGAGATTGAAAACTTGATACCATATGAAAGAGATCTTTACGTTGATTTGTTGATGGCCCATCTTGAAGAGCAGAAACAAGAAATAGAGAGTAGAAGAAAGTAATGGTAGCAGCTTTGGGAAGAGCGCTTTTTCTAGGCGGCGGCATGATAGGAAACGTGATAGGCGGAGCTCTTTCTGGTGCAGGTGCTGCGGTTGGCGGTCTAGCACAAGGTGTGGGTTCTGCTGTCGGTGGTATCGGTCA